TCCTGTATTGGGTCCTCAAATGAGTAATCCGCCCATGAGTAATCCGCCCATGAGTAATCCGCCCATGAGTAATCCACATATGAGTAATCCAAAGTCTGAACCATTATTTCGTATCGATGACATGGCAATATTCAAATAAAGGGCATAAGCGAAGCGGAAACTTGTAGTATTCAGCAAAGCTTACACCTTTAAATCCCATACTATTTTTGTCGGATCCATCCTCCTTCGGAGTAGAGATCCTTATCGTCGGATCCATCCTCCTTCGGAGTAGAGATCCTTATCGTCGGATCCATCCTCCTTCGGAGTAGAGATCCTTATCCATAGTTTTTATAAATAACATTATTATTTATAAAATCTCTCATATGTACATCACATGACTTCGTCTTCCAATTCATCCATCTCTATTTTCTTCACATTTTTGTCTAAATATCGATACATTCGTTTAATATCCAACTTATTAATTTCGTAATTCTCAAACAATTTATCGAGCGCATTCAACGCAACATTGTTATCAACAATGTCAATTTGTTTAGATGAATAAAATGTTCGCATTTCTTGAAAAAATGGAATCAAGTCTTTTTTATCTATATCTAGTTTCTGACACAAATCATAGATAAACTCGATATTGTTGTATTCCGTCGAATATTTGGTAAGTACCTTAGTGAACCGGATCTCTTTCACGTCTGCTACAGTCCGTGTATCAATGACTGAATGATATATTCGGTTATTGTTGAATGTCTTCATCAAGCTGCTCATTTCATTGAAATGCCAAATCTGGTTTTGAAATGTGATGCGGTCAATATAATCGGCAAAACACGTGTTTTCCAAAAACCGCAAATAAAACGGCAATGCAACACGGGGATTTTTTGGCAACACGTCCACAATGTTTTCATGAAATAAGAGCGCCGCCGTTGTTCGGTCTGTCTCGTTCAACACCATGTTGTGGTCATCAATCTGGTAAGGTCGCTGAATCAGAGAGGTCGTTATTTTAGTCGTGTCTTCATTGAATATTTTCACATTGAGTATATTTTGTAAAATCGCGTGATCTATCATATTCGGTTTTGTTTCATAGAGCTTTTGAAGAAATCGGAACTTGCGCAAATCGCCATTCGCATAATTCACGACGACTTGTTTTTTATCTTCGGACATTGATGGGTAAAATGACTCGGTCAGATGTGTCATTTGTCGGGGAGTCGGCGTTTTGAGTTCAAATACATTACAGACTTTCATGAGCTCTTTGATTTTCTTGTCAATATTGTAGTTGCCAATACAAATAATTGGATTCATTGTCATGCTTTCCAACTTCTGTTTTTTTGTCTTTTTCTGGCGAATTAGTTTGATTAATGCGGTGAGACCGCCTTTGTCCCCACTATTCATTCCATCAATTTCGTCCATTACAATGGCGATTTTCTTGATACGGCGATGCATCATATCTAGCACATTACATGACGATATGTTGTTGCTCGCGATATTCTCAATAAGGGCTTTGTTGCGGACATCTCCGGCGTCATAATGGATAACGTCGTAATTGAGGGACTTCAAGATACTAATAACAAACTGAGTTTTGCCGACACCCGAAGAACCATATATATAGAATCCTTTTTTGAAATGCGGGTTTGCGTGGTCTTTTGAAAACGCATTTAAAATTGATTTTATATTTTCGGCAACTTGGTTTCGTTCAAATACGTTGTTCAGCATTTCAGTGGTTAATGACATATTCATTGTATGTAATTAAAATTATTGATTATATATTTATATTGATTTGAACGAATTACACAAGAAGACTCTCTTACAAACCGAATGAACTGAAGTCTGTTGTGACCGGGCGGAAATTGCTGCCTTTTGACTGAAGAGCACCATTGTACGTGTATGGGTCAATAGTTTGCCCAGACGTTTGTCCCTGTTGTTTGGGCAATGGGTTATATATTCCAGTATTATTGCTTCCTGGCCGAGGACCGCTGTATGATTGTTCATATCCAACTCGGCGCGGGTCGCTCGTGAATAAATTAGTCAATCCAGAACCAGCGGATTGTAATAATCCCCCAGTTGTATTCACCACGTTCCCGGCGGCATCAAATGTCTTGTTAACAATGTTCCCAGCAGTATCAAATGTCTTGTTGACAATGTTTCCAGCGGTGTCGACTGTCTTGTTCACAATGTTTCCGGCGGTATCCAGTGTCTTTCCGGCAAGATTTGCCGCAATTGCGCCACCACCGATTGCGGTTAATCCAGCAACGGCGGCTGTTCCTTGAACGGTTTCACCGGCACTTTGACCAAGAGAGGCGGCCGCCGAGGAGGGACCTTTTATAGCAAGGGATGAACCATCGGCCGCCATAGAACCTGAACCACCAGCCCCGCCGCAATTGGTACAAGCTCCGCCTTGACAAGCGGGGCAAGATGGGCATACAGGAGGGACAATCTGAGTTTTCAACATATAGTCGTTGGAAAGACCCCCGACCGCATTGGAATTGAAATAACTCCACCATTTCCAGAAGTCACCGTAGTTGCCACCTGAAATATCGGTGTTGCCAGAATTATCCGTCTTCTTCTCATCCTTCTTTTCTTCCTTCTTCTCTTCTTCTTTTGGTGGTGCCCAAACACCACTTGATGTGAATCTGACAACCTTTTTCATTGGAATGTATCCGTTGGCATTTCGGTTTTCAAACACAGCAATAAGAGTATTTTCGCCACTTGGCCAATACATAATTGTATTCTTATTTGTCGTATCTTGGACAAAGAATGGCTTGCTCACAGATTTATTGAAAGATTGTGTAATATAAGCAGCATTATTTGATTGAGCATCCGCTACAGTAGTTAACGCAATATCCGGTGTGTAATCATCTTCTCTCTTATCGGCACCGCTTCTATAATAGACATTCGCCTCTTTAGTTGTCGACGTAGTCTTGATTATCACTAGGTTTCCATTCGCAATGTCATATTTAATATTGCTTGTTATATTGTATATTTGTCTGCTTGGGTGATAATGTGGCTCAATTGTTGATTTATCTTCATATCCACTGCTCGTTTGTTGAGGATATCCGGATTCAACAATAATATCGTCAAACACGTCGCCATCGGCACCAGTAAAATCTATTGTGATTCCTGGATTGATTGAACCCGTATAATATGTTGCGGATGCGTGTTTAATAGCACCGGAATAGGCCACGCCATTTCCACTGTACGAGTTTCCAAACCGAGCCGTGTCGTAACCGAGATTACTCGAATTGCCAGATGTGCTTATTCCGGTAATATCCATGACATAAATATATGTATTGGTTCCCCACGTGAAATAATTGACCTGACTAGTTCCTGATTTGTATGACCATGCGACATCGACAGCGTCAATTGTTGCCTTGCGACTTTCGGGAGTAACCTGTTTGATAACTTCCGCTTTGGAAACTCCAGCACTATCCGTTTTATCAATGGTGGCATTCTCATATTTCACAATCTTATTTGTAGCGTCATTTTTTCTGGAAACAATCTCAATTGATTTTATGGTTTTTCCCTCGGCATCAACTGATGCGGCATTTGTATATGCGTCCTTCGTATAAACCACTACGATATTTCCGTTTCGCGGGTCATAATAAATATCATCGTAAATCTTGGTTACAGGATTATCAGTACTGTATATTTCAACAGTTTTAGTGGAAAATGGCGCACTAGCATGATTGTATGTTATGAATCCCTCTACACCCATATAACTTTTAATCATGGCAGATAGCGCCAACACTACGAGTAATATTATGAATAAAATCAATGGACTAATTTTGAACTCCATAATAGCGTAAATATATATTCTACAACGAAAAATAAAAGTTTTTCCAAATGAATCTGGGAAATCCTAAGAAAGGTTTGGATTTCTCAGATTCATTTATGAAATCCAAATAAAGGTTTCGCGTGAATCCTAAATAAGTATGGAACCCGTTATTGCTAAAAAACCCCGTGTTGTACGTGTGCCTCTATTGCCATGTAAAGATATTATGAATCATTTTGAAATTGGTATTGATGAAGCGGGTCGCGGGCCACTTTTTGGGCGTGTCTATGTTGCGGCAGTAGTTTTACCACGTTCTACGGTACCTATGGTTTTAGGAAGCAATAACCAGTCTGAACATCAACCTCAACAATTCCATTATGACTGGATGCGCGACAGCAAACAAATCAAGTCACGCAAGAAAATTAGTGAACTAGCCACCTATATCAAAACCAATGCTCTTGCGTGGCACATTCACTATGCGGATGCCAGCGAAGTTGACAGCCAAGGTATTTTAAATTGTGTTATTCGCGGGATGCATATTTGCGTCGACCATATTATGGAATCATTTGTTTCTAAACAGGGATTTGCGCTAAACCAGGGACTCTTGCTTGTGGATGGCAACTATTTCCGCCCATATACGCGTTTTAATAATGACACCGAGACATTAGAGGCAGCACCATATGAAACTGTTGAGAAAGGAGATGGTACATATGCGTCCATTGCGGCAGCCTCAATTTTGGCAAAGAATGAGCGCGACACGTATATTGAGAGATTGTGTGAAGAATATCCAGACTTGGCGACTCGATATGGGCTAAATACCAATATGGGATATGGCACCAAGGCGCATTTAGATGGAATACGTAGCCATGGAATCACTCAATGGCATCGGCAATCATTTCGTGGCGCCACGGGTGAACCATTGAATGTGGTAAAATCTGCTAAATAAATTGCGGTTACCCATTATATGCCGTGCCACGAAAACGAAGATTTACCACATTACCATTTGTTTGTACGCTCCGTCCCGGGTTCAATGGTATCAATTCCCGAATTATTTAGAGATGATAATGTGGAAAGGGACGTTGATGCTGCTACGATTGGTGATATAAAAACGTACCTAGAAGATTTGCTGGGATGGGATAATCCAGACAAAATTAGCCTTTCGTGGAAAGGTGTTATTCTAGAACCAGACACCTTGCTAGTACGTGATGTTTCTGTGGACGGTGAGAAGATTGCGTTGTATGTGCCAAATGTGAAAGACCCGATTCTAGCGACCAAGAAATGAAATAGCCTGGTAGTATATAACTATGAACATCTCCCTCTATTCTGGCATTATGGCTTTCTACGCTGTCCTCACATATTTTGTTTTCCCGATGATTTTCTACTACACTATGGGGAAGACCGTCAAGGCTGCAGGCCAAGGATTTGTCCTAGGTAGTGTAGTATCAGTTGCTTTGTGGGTCTTCTATGGGTCAAAGATGGTATAAATCGAAGATGACCATAAATCGAAGATGACCATAAATTGAAGATGACCATAAATTGAAGATGACCATAAATCGAAGATGACCATAAATCGAAGATGACTGACGTGTGAATATGATAGTATAAATAATATGATTCTTATATTATTTATATATCATTCGTGAAATATAAAGATAATCATATAATTAATGTTATAATGAAAATTGTAACTGCCGTAGTAAATAATCCCGATTTTATTGAAATACAATATCATACTTTGAAAAAATATTTTAAAGGAGATTACGAGTTTATTGTATTCAATGATGCAAAAGATTTTCCCGACTTCAGCAACTTTGGAAATATAGAAATAAAAAAACAAATTGAAGAAACATGTAAAAAACTAAACATACAATGTATAAACATTTCAAATCAGCAACATAAAACAATTACATGTCCCGCAACTAGATGTGCGGACTCAATGAATTATATACTCCAATATCAGATCGCAAATCCCGATAAATATTTATTGTTGGATAGCGACATGTTTTTGATAAATGATTTTGATATTGATAAATATTCAAACTATGATTGTGCTATTGTTTTACAAAGTCGGAATAGTGGTACAACCAACTATTTTTGGAATGGTATTTATTATTTTGACATGACAAAGATAAAAAATATTAATCTACTTGATTGGAGTTGCTGTCCAGGTTGTGATGTTGGTGGAATGATGCAAAAATGGCTAATTCATCAAATGACAGGACGCCCGATGCCAAGTACAGATGAAATCCGATGGACTGATAAAATATTCAATACTGATTCCATTTATTTTATGAAGCATTTGTGGTCATGTTCATGGAATATTAATGAGCTTCCTAAAAATATTACAAATAAAAAACTGATTGAATATTTAATTAAAGATGTTCGAAATGTTAACGGTAAGTTCTTTTGTGAGATTTATGACAATGTATTTCTACATTATCGGGCTGGTGGAAATTGGATGAAACAAAATCCGCAGATGCATATTTCTCTTACTAATTTGTTGAAAGATAGTTTATTGTAAATTATATAAAAATATTTTTTTGAAATATTTTAATATGCTCACATTATCCAGTTGTTTTTACATTATAAAATCCAAGTTTAATATTGATACATACGTGGAATGGATGAACAATTTTATTTCAATTTGTAATAATTTCAACCTGGTGATTTATACAAATGAAGAAAGTGCACAACATATTCATACCAACGGAAACCCACGAATCCGCATCATAATAAAACCAATCGATCAATTTTATTGCTACAAATACCGGGAGTTTTGGATACAAAACCATGAAAAAAATGTGATGTTGAATAGCCAGAGTCAATTTAATACGGCATGGGAATTGAATATGCTTTGGTCGGAGAAAATTGCGTTTGTTCAACACACGATCCGTAATCAATATTTTGACACGGAATATTATGGGTGGTCTGATATTGGGTATTTTCGTAATCGCCAAGCAGATACGCATACAAATAATTTGATGTCTTGGCCTAGTACTATTGATGCCTTGGACAAAAATAAGGTTCATTATGCCTGTGTAAATAATTCGCGACCATATATTAATGAGTTGGTATATATTGCTAATACACGAGGAGAAAATGGATTACCAATACAACCAATTCCACCAAATCAATATTCTGTTGCCGGAGGATTTTTCTTGCTTCATCGCGATAAAATAGAATGGTGGTCGCAACTTTATTATTCAACATTAGAACGGTATTTTGCCAATGATTATTTGGTAAAAGATGACCAAATTATTATTGCGGATTGCGTGTTTTCTCATTTGGGCAATTTTAAATTATATAAAGAAGCTCTACCGCAATATGATAATTGGTTTATGTTTCAGCGATTATTATTATAACCATATAAATATTTGAGTCAAGGGTATTTATATAAGCTCTATGATAAGCATACTTATGCCAATTTATAATGGTATTATATACATTAATGAATCAGTTTCATCCATTATTGATCAAACATATGGCAATTGGGAACTAATTATTGGTGTAAACGGACATGAACCAATGTCGGTTGTATATTTGATTGCGAAACAATACGAAAAGTATGCAAATGTGAAGGTGCTAGATTTACAAGGGATAAAGGGGAAATCCAATGCGCTTAATGAAATGGTGAAATATTGTCGTTATGATTATATTGCTCTGTTAGATGTAGATGACACATGGCATCCGCAAAAGCTAGAAAAACAAGCGGGGTTTCTTAATAAATATGATGTTATTGGAACAAATTGCGTTTATTTTGGAGATGTAAATATAGTTCCAAAACTACCTCTCGGAGATTTGGCTACCGCCGATTTTTTTGAATACAATCCGGTCATTAATTCATCGGTAGTTGTTCGCAAAGAGTTATGTTGGTGGGACTCAAGGTTTGATGTCGAGGACTACGAATTGTGGTTACGGCTTCGGAAAGCGGGTAAAACATTTTATAATTTGGTTGAGAGTTTGACAAAACACCGTATACATCGACAGTCGGCATTTAATACGAATGACTATAGTGTTCAGATTGCGGAAATTAAGCGGATGCATAATTCAAAAAACTGAAAATGGTTTCACACATAAGAACAAATTACAAAAATATCACAAAAATGAACACTCAAATTACTTTACAAAGACTCGCTGCTGATTCTTGCCAACATGGTGTCCTCCAGATAAATGTTGATGATACTAATACAAACGCACAATGCGAAACAACGTTTATAGTGGTTGTTGATTTATCGGGTTCAATGGATGAAGAAGGCGCATCATCTGGTAAAATTAAGACAAGGGAGAGCAAACTCGACCAGCTCAAGTTTGTATTGAAAAATATAGTTCGTTTTATTGCGAATAATACGAATGGCAATGTATGGTTTGAATTAATTGGATTTAACCATAATGTATTTACTATTATTCCAACTAAAATCATAACAAAAGAGAACCTTGATGAAATTATTGTCATAATCAATTCAATGTATGCGGACGGGTCAACTAATATTGAAAAGGCATTAATGACAACCAACAATAATCCAGTAATATCCAATTGCCACATTTTGCTTTTGAGCGACGGAGAAGCAACCTGTGGTAATACAGACCCGAATGAGTTGGCAAAGCTTGTAAACCCGAACGCAACAAACTCGTTTCTTGGGTTTGGATTAGAACACGACCCATATATGTTTAATATTCTTGCCGGGACATTGAACAGCTCGTATTACTTTATACAAGACAAGGAAAAGGCTGGCGTAGCATATGGTGAAATATTGTACGGCGCATTACATAACCGATATTGCGGGGTTGTTGCTGTTGCCCGGAATTGTGAAATATATGATTATAAAATGGGCAAATGGGCGGATAAACTGTATATTGGGCGATTGGCATCGAATGATTCAAAGAAATACCATATTCGCAAAATAGACGGGGCTAATGATTCAGATGTTCATATTGACATATTGACGGAAGAGTCGTCCGTTGCGGTTTGTTCTGCGCAATTTGATGGTTCGTACAATGATTTAATAGAGATGATGTATCGTTTGCGAACACTCGAATTATTATACAAGGTAGCTATGTTTGAAAAGGATAAAGATGTGGATTCTGCGGATGATGAAAGTGCTTACGACAATTTTTCGATTCAAAAACCGAGCGTATTTACAATTGAAGCAGTTGAAGACACGGATGACAAGACATATACTAAGCGTTTGACAGAACTGAAAAATGAACTGAAAAAACATCTTTACGAAATGACCGAGTATATGAAAACCATTAATGATAAACAATTTATCAAAAACCTATGTGATGATATTGCGATTGTTCTCAAAACAATTGGTACACAGTATGGAGAAATGCTTACGTATTCTAGACAACATTCACAGGGCGAGGAACGAGCCCATCAAGTAACCAATATTTCGGAAATTGAAGAGAATATTCAAAGAAGTGGGGCGGGTAGAATACAACGTAGTTCTCAAAGAGCATGCGTATATGATTCAGATAGTGATGATTCAGATAGTGATGATGAACCCATTCAAAAGGCATCTAGCACGACCAAAAGAGCTACTCGTCAGAGATGCCCAGCGCCAAGTAGTATCGAGAGATGTTCTCAAATGGCATCTGCAGAGTCAGATAGTGAGGATGAATCAGCAGATTCAGATAGTGACGATGAACCTGATCAAAGGGCATCTCGTCCTACTCGTCAGCGGTGTTGTGGACCAAGCCAGAATAATCCAGTTGATGATATTATTGACAATTATAATATATCTGATAATCTAGAGACTACATGTTCTCAAACAAAATTATTTGTGATTCGCAGTATTAGTTCGAATACTGATGAAACTGTGTAGGGTAGATAGATTCACGTTTTTTTTTATATGTATTCATAATTACATACAAAATAGTTTATATAAATAGAACGTCATTTACCGGAAGAAACAACGGTGGCAAAAAAAACTCGCAACAAGAAGGGCGGTGTAAATAAAAGGCGTACACTAAGTGCGATGTAATTTTTATCTGATATATAATTTTGGGTGTATGTCTTTTTTGAGATATAGAGGGTGTTTTGGAACCCCTTTTTTTGATATATCAATACAATAGGGGGTCGGAACCAGCTCGCTTAGCCATTTGGGCTCTTTTTGATTATTGCCCCAAGCGTATATGATTTTGTCAACAAGTCCGACCATGTCTTGAATATGTTGGATATTGTCTTCGCCAGTTGGATCCGTAACATATTTCAATGCTTTAGGGTCTGTGCTGCGAAACGCAAACAAATTACCCACGTAAACTCCGCCGTATCCCCATGATTTCGCAAATGAAATCACGCGGCGAATTGTGGGATCATCTTTAGTTGCGTCGGCGGTTGATGGATTCAGCATTACAAATAAAACGCGCGGCAGTGTTTCGTCCCAAACACGCAAAAGCTGGTACCGGTATAGTTTGTCCTCGGATATTAAAGCAGTATTATTCATTTTATCATGTGTTATTTTATTATTATTTATTTGAATTATAATAAAAAAGATTTCAATTTTTGGAGTGAAATACCTTACCATAAAATGGCATAATCAGGCCATTTTTTATTAGACACTTGAAGAGAGTTGTCTATTGGCATAAGTACTTATATCTAGCGTCCCCTTAGGGATCGATAGATAAACAGCTGTTCCGGAAATGCGTCCGCATTTAAGGAAGTACTTATTCGGTGATCCATAAGGGATCGCTAGATAAACAGCTGTTCCGGAAATGCGTCCGCATTTAAGGAAGTACTTATTCGGTGATCCATAAGGGATCGCTAGATAAACAGCTCTTCTAGCTCCTTCTGTTCAACACACTTGAACTCCGATGTGCGGTCCATCTTGCTATATCCCAGCAAAAATTCAGTATCACTACTCTTGACAAATCCCAACACATATTCCACTTTTTCACGCTCAAGTGTGAACAGACGCGACCATCGTGTAAGAGCACCCGTCTGCGTATCAATTGCCACCAAGATATGGTAATAGTATCGACGGTCTTCATAGGAAACCAGGTGGCAAATAAACCACGTCTCCGCACCGACACTAACGCCATTGGTAGAACCTCGCACCAATTCAAAGAATCGCGGGGTCTTCTGTTCGCGTTTATTAATAAGCACATTTGCGTGCCCAATCTCATATGTTGTCATCGGCCACCAATTATACACTACCCGTATTTGGTTATTGGCATCGGCATAAAGCACCCAGTTTTTCTCGATATTGGTCTGGCCATCGGGTTTTGTCAACAGCGACGATACTACACGGCGACCATGATAATCAATATGACCATATTCAACTCGCATTGTGCCATCTGCGAGTCCACGATTGGCCGTAAAATGAGTGATGCCTTGATGCTCAAATAATCGCATATCTTCCAAACCGACATATCGAGCGTCGAACTCCTTATTGTAATCCAGGACAAATGACCCCGAGTCTTCATCATCCGAATCGGCAGAATTGTTATCAACTGTCAGAACATTGTGTGTCGTAATATGCTCTTGATTCACATATCCTCCGGATTCATTAATATAATAATTCACTTGGCGATGGTTCGTCACCATTCTCCGGCCATGGAAACATACCGAAGGCGTACTCGTTTGGAATCCGTCGGGCAATTTGGGCGCTTCAATGATCAACGTTTTCCCCGGTAGTGGTTCCGAGTAAAATTTGTAGTTGGAAAGCACATTACGCATTATACCATCCTCTATATTTTTGGCACATAACACTTCCATTGACAACGCCGCCAAATCGATTTTGTCGGGGTTGTAATAGTACCCCGAAATCGTGTACTCGTAATCGAGCTTGTAATCGTAAATATCGTTCTGTAAAAACAAGTAGTCAATTTTTGATTTATCGACCCCCTCTAATTGGCGCATCGCCATACAATAAAATTCGTATACCAGCTTGTGTTTGGATTGGTTGCGGTAATAGTGAATTATCTCGTAAATGTTCTCGAGACGCTTGGGGAAATGATCGTAGGCGAGCATCCAATAAACAACTGCCTTTTCCGGTTCCCCTGACCAAGAATAACACCTGCCAATGTTGTAATAACTCTGCCACACTTCGTCGAACCATCCGCCGATTTCGATGCGTTTCTTGTACATCTCGATTGCCTTTTCGCGCTCTCCATTGTCGCGATAACTATTTGCCAAGTAAAATGTGTAGCGGTCGTTGTTGGGTTTTTCTACAAGACCCTCTGTCAAAAGTCGAATGTCGCGAGTAAACTTGTCTGCCTTGGCTCCTCCGTCGCCAATATCATTGATGAACGCAACTGCTCGCTCAATTTGGTCGTATTTTGTTCCGTCGGGGGTGCTAATTACTTCGTGGGTGACGCCCCAATACGAGATATTTAGGCTGTTTTTTACAATCCGGACGTTCTTGTATGAAAATCGGTCGCTTCCTTGGAACAAATGAAACACGTCTGCGGTGTCAAGCTTCAATTTGAATTGTGTGGCGTCGAATTGTGGTCCCCGTTCCAACACCATGTCGGCATCCATCAACAAGATATAGTCCGCATATGTGCCACCTGTATTCGCCTTGTCTTTACATGCGTGTAGGGAAAATGTGCGATTATGTTCGAAGTTTTTGAAAGGCTCTGTTATTACGCAGCCGGGAATATTTCTGGCGGCAAAGTACTCGGTAATAAGTGTCACTGTATTGTCTGTGCTGCCCGTGTCACAAATACAATAGCAGTCAATGATTTCAGACAAAGAGTCAAAAAGCCGCGTGATAATCTTGGATTCATTTTTGACAATCATGTTCAAGGCCAATTTAGGCATTATTTTGAACTCGATATTTTCCATGTGTGTAGCCTCTATGGTTGTATCTGGCTAATATGTTTATACCCTTTCATAATAAATACGAATAAAATATTAGTCATTCTTTTGTTGGTTTAGAATATATACGAACATGGCGTGTACTCGATATACAAATGATAGAGGAAGAATTGAGAAACAGAATGCGATGCTAACTAATCCGGGAAGATATGCGCTGGATGTGCCTGGTCCGGGAGACCAAATGGCATTCAATGCCGACCCGCATATTCGCATTCAGAAATGGGGGGCCAATTTTCGCAACAATATGATGGATATTAATAGTGATTTGCGTGGAATGACGCGGCCTCTGACGCGTGACATTCCGGAAGTGAATGATCATAAGAAATGGAGTGTGAAGTCGTCGGTGGCATTCAAACCAGAAGAGACGAATTACATGACAGATGATAGTCGAGCGACCCATCCAGCATGGACATATAGAGAGAGCGAAATCAATCGATTTGAACCGACGTTTTTGAACCCGCTTGACCAATTGGAGAAGCCATTTCATTATGATTTGAATACGCGCATCTTGGAACGAGACCATTTTAAATCGTCGCCGGTTCCATTGATGGTTGCTGGTTTCGGTAACGCGCCTTCCAGCAATCGTCATTTGTCCAAGCCCTCTTCCAGTTATAACCCCTTCACTCAAAACGGCAAAATCGGTTCATCTTTACAATAACTATATATTTTCAGTAGTATATATAGTTGAATTATGGAGATTGCAATACCTCTAATAGCACTCGGAAGTATGTATATTGTATCGAATCAATCAAAATCCGGCGATAAGTCAAAAGAAGGATTCGACAGTTTGCCAAACACAAACATACCCGACAAAAACTATCCCGAAGGCTCTGCGAATAATCCTGAAGAAGACCTATCTTCCAAGTTGTCCAAAGTAAATCAATACGATGGTCGCTCGGCATATACCGACAAATATTTTAATCCATATGCCCAAGATAGTTTAGTAAAGAAGGCAGCTGAAGGAGATTCCTCTCAATATTATTCTATGAGCGGCAACAAAGTTGACACATCGTATTTTAATCACAACAATATGGTGCCATTTTTCGGCGGCAAAATAAGATCGGCAGTGGACCCCAAATCCAATGAGGCTATCATGGACAACTATTTAGGCACAGGAAGCCAAACTATCACCAAGTCGGAACAGGCACCTCTCTTCGCCCCCAACGAGAAATATCAATATGCTAACGGCGCACCCAACATGAACGACTTTTATCAATCTCGTGTTAATCCCAGTATGCGTATGGCCAATGTGAAGCCGTTCGAAGAGGTGAAGGTCGGCCCTGGTCTCGGCCTTGGATACGGCACCGAAGGTGCCGGTGGATACAATTCAGGCACTATGGTGCGTGAGTCATGGATGCCCAAGGGTGTCGATGAATTGCGCACAGCGAATAAGCAGAAGTCTTCTGAGATGATGCAGCTCGGACACGAAGGTCCCGCAAAAAGTCGCATCACCAATGTCGGTATTTTAGGCACTTTTCAGAAGAATCGCCCAGAGACCGCATTTGAATGGGGACAGGACCGCCTCTTCACTACAACGGGTGTAGAGAAGGGACCCACTGCCCAGGCCATCCAGATTGAACGCGATGTTGCTCGTCCAGAGACCACTGTTTCTTACAGTGGCGCGGCGCAGAGTATTTACAATACTCGGTCTGATGTAGGCGAGATTCTTCCCAGTCATCGTGTTGAGTTGGGACCCACTCAACTCGGTGTTGCGAACGCGAGTGGGCGCCAGTTTGCGAGTGATGGTGATTATGGGATTAAATCAAAACATGTATATGCCAACAATCGCAGCGTGAATGAGACAACCGATTATTTTGGTGCTGTGGGTAGTGGAATTGGTGCCGTCGTTGCGCCTCTCTTGGAGATTATGCGGCCATCGCGCAAAGAAAACACGACCGGTAATATGCGGGTTTACGGTGATGCCAAAACGCGTGTCAGTCAATCCTATTTGTACAACCCGGCGGATGCTCCGGCGCACACCATGCGCGAAACCACGGAGAAGTCGGTGAACCACTGGAATGTCAATAGAGGCCAGAATGGTGATGCGTATGTATCGGCCAATCATGAAGTTTTACCGCAACATCGTGATACTACAACTAAGTCTCATACTGGTGGTGCTGGGTATCGCAATGCGGCGCTCCGACCATATGATGCCGAGCTCTCGTATGAGCCAAGTGATATTAAGGCATCGACCATCAACGGCAGATTTGGCAATTCCAATACCAATTTGTTCAACAATTCGGTGAATTATCAGGGAAAACCCAAGGACATTGATATGATAAATAGTAGAGACGCAATTCCCAAGATGCCTTATCAATCACAGTCGGTCCAGAGTATGGGGGAGCTCCAATATAGAGGCAAAGAGGTGTTGCCGCAAGTAGAGCGTAATTCGTCGGATTTGTATAGTGTGCTACAACAGAATCCATATGCCATTAGACGCACATTTCAGTAATGTAGTAAATTGATGGTATGAGTACAAGTCATAATATATGCCATAGTTATATATTATGTTTCGTCGCGGCGGCTCTATTGCCGATACTAAGGGATTGCGACATATTTTGAGTATTGGATATGAGGTTGAATGCGGCGTTTTAGCAAAGTTTACGCGGACCGAAATTGATATTGAGCCGGGTGAAATGGTTTTGTATAATACTGATACCGCTAGAAAAGACATTGATGACTTTAAAAGATTAGAGGGAGACCCCGATGCAGATGTGGATGATTATATTTTAGAACGCCAAGAAGAAATGATGGAAGATGTCGTATTTGATAGAGCCGGAAACCCCGACAAAAACACAATTTTTAATATAACTAGCGATATTGCTGTAACACCATTCATTAAAATGGTGGATAAATTGTGTTATTATGAGTCGGACTTGGACCCGGAATCGTCATCTGCTGACAAAAAAGAAGAAAAAAACAATTTTTTTGTTTTTCGCGATGAATCTGGGAAAGATTATAAAATGCGGTTTATGCTTGGTTATGATGCCGATGATGCCGATGATGATGATCAAAGCTGCGCACTCCATACATCGGTTGAGTGGGTCTTCACCTACTATAAACCACAACGAAGCAAGAATATTGTGGTCGATACATTCGTCAATATGATAAGCAATTTGGTTCGGCATTTGAGCGACCTAGAATCGATTCGCGGAAATTATATTGTCAAGAGCAAAGATGGCGAAGAGTTTGTCGTTGAAAATCCGCGCGAACGCATCTTGTTTCATAAACCCGGCACCAATTTATATTATTTACAAACTCAGAAGTCTTCTATGCCTCTCACAATTAATGACGCATGTTCCGTTGTCCAAATGACTTTTGCGGCACATGCCGAGAATATTATTGAAGTCTTGATTTCTTTGTTGTCCAATAGTCCACGGTCGATTGCGTCATTTAGTGAGGATACTGAAATAAAATTGAATAAAATCCTTCTTATTCAAATGTGTGTGAATAATCTTATTGATAACTATAATCAGAATACTGCGACGAATCATATTCTGTCGGATACCAAGAAAAATGCAGTGTTTTCCAATATTGTGAAGACGCATATTTTTCTGATATTGTACAAAATTGTACAATATATGTTTTTCAAATCAAATGTAGTCAAAGCAAAATATTTGAAAGATGTGTTGTATTTTAATTCGCGCCATAGCAATTATGAATTGTATATGAACATGAAACGACAAATAAAAACCCATTTTGGAATCGACGATGAGCGTGTTATTGCCATTATCAAAGAGATTATTTTTGTTCCGCAAATATTGGGGCAACTTGAATTACCACGCGAACAACTGAGGAGAGGGGTATTTTCAAAGACAAATGTGTTGGAGAAAACAAACAAAAATTATGGCGACCCTGGTTATTCTTTGGTCAGTTATTTTGATTTTTTTGAAAGACCGGTTGTTAATGAAACCATATACCACGATTGGCTTGAATATACAGGGGTTGATAATTTGTCCAATAAAATGGCATTGAAAGACAATGTTATATTGATTGAGTGCCGTAATTTCCAGAAAATGTTGGCGCTATATGTGTATGATATAGCAGACATTGAACTCAAGAAACAGATGACGAGAGGGGCATGTAATATTCTCACAAAACATGTTGGTTCCGATGTTTCATCGATGTCGATTGCGAATTTTAAAAAAATAATTGAATTGTACAATAGCAAATTTGCGTTTATTCGGACTAGGACCACGAAGAAGAAGAAGAGTAAGAGTAAGAGTAAGGATAAGGGCAGTAAAGGCAAAGCATCGATGACACGTAAAGCGACCGATGAAGCTATTGCGACCGATGAAGCTATTGCGACCGATGAAGCTATTGCGACCGATGAAGCTATTGCGACTCATCCCGAATAATGCTGTAAAATTGATTTTTTTGGATTGTTTTTTATATTTGCACACAAATGCTACAAAAATGATATTTTATTCCGACAAAATTGAAGCCGACATCGTCGACAATAACGAGCTGGAGGTTATTGCCGACAAACTAGACCAATTCAAAGAAGATATTGCCATGTTGTTCACATATTTCACATTTTCAGTGATTGGACTGGATTATACAAGTAATTTACTCAAATACAAATCAAATCGAGTAGCGTTTTATTGTATGGATGACGACGAGTTTAATATTCGCAACTGCCCGTCGGCGATGATTTATTCAAAACAGACGCGCAATACGGGAGGAGCCATTATTTACTATATTATGATTATTTGTACACAGCGCAGATTCAAGAAGCTGGGATACGCCACCGCGCTTCTCAACGGATTTGTGAAAAAAATCCGAGAAGAAACGGTTGATGCCACTGTCCCTGTAAAAATAGTCCTCAGTTCAGTGGATGAAGCCGTATCTTATTACCAAAAATATGGATTTGAAGTGGTTGATTGTACTATGGAAAATTATCCATATTTAGCCAAGTTTGAAAACTATGATGAGACCAAGATGTACACGATTATGGAGTTGGATGTATAGCGATGAAGCATGTCATTTCACGGCGCGCATGTTTGTTTTTTTCTACAATTCTTGAGAGGGTCGCGGTCTCGGAACGCTTTGTACTTGTTGCGTTTTTCGTCGTCTGCGATGTACATCAATTCCGCCTCGATTTGCGCGACTTGCGCAAGAAGACGGTGACGGGTTTCTCCTTCATTGTAGAATATATAACTGAGAGAATAGATGCTCTTTTCATCAATTGTTTGTATTTCTTTTTTTATATTAGCGAGCATTTGCTGTAAATGGGATTTAGTTGCTCCACTCACTTTTGTTGTATATGTATGTGGTATATACAACAAATATTTTTCAGTTTTATGCGTCAGCATCGACGTAATCTACATGGAATGCCACCCACAAAATAGAATGCTCAGTTGTACTGCTATTACATGTTGGATGCGGACGTTTGTCTTCCGGAATAAATGGATTCTGAGTATTTATGTAGCCGCAGCTGTAATGCCCGGTCTCATTGACGCTTTGAGGATAGTTCCAATAAACCGGTTGTTTTTTATATATTTTTTCGACATAATTTATTACGTCTTCGTGTAAATCACTGGCTTCTAATATTTCACCAAGAGAGGTTTGATAATCGACATACATTGCGTACAAATATGTTTGGTCATGGTCGAGAAGCTCGGGAAACATAATCCGCGAATTATATGGCGGAATCGTGTAGTGAACATCATTGACGTGGATGGATGGATATTTGTTTTGTGTCCAATTTGACAATGACAAATTATGGCGGGCATTTGTGAGAGACAAGATGCCTCCCGCGCTAAAGTATATTTCGCGACTTCGCAATTCAATGAGTCGTTTGATTTCGGTGATGTTGACATTGCGTTGAATATTCAAATCGTTGTTGGTGAGTTTTAATATACTGTGGCCGTTCATGAATATATTTGCCACGAAATAAATGGGCGCTGTGATATCCAAATCCGCATGGAGACGATAATAACGTCCAATCGCATTTTCTTCGGCGGATTGGTAGGTTTCAGGGTCTCTATATTCTTGGTCTTGGTCTTGGACGTATGTCATATTATTCTGTAATATTTCATCGTTGTCGTCGTCGTCATCAATATTTACCAGAGTCATAGAGGCAATTATATTGTCGGGAATTGGTGTACTGAAACACAATGGGCATTTTGGAACGCGGTCTTCTTCCATTTTCTCGTGTATCCATTTGGCAATACATTTGGCATGGAATGAATGGGACCAAAGACCGTCGTCGTGTTCATGAACTATAATTGGAGTACTATCGCATGTTTCCACATTGGCTTCGGAAAAATCGTCTCGACATATTCCGCAAATATTGGGTTGCTCTTGATTGGATTGCTCTCGATTGGATTGCTCTCGATTGGATTGATCTTGACAAGTCTCTTGTGTTTCTATAGTTATCGCTGGACTTTGGCTATTTGCCATCGGTTCAACATTTTGTTGTTTCTTTGATTGCGAACGGGTAACTGGCATTGTCAAATAATAATAGTAGATAGTTTGATTTTATTTACTATTAACTGATATTTTTATACTTTACATTATTTTTCAAAAAATATTTCAGTTTTTTACTTATTTTTCGCTATAATACAGCATTTTGTGCCGAGTGAAAAATTGAAATGTTTTCTAAGATGTTGGACTAGTAAAAAACAATTTAATTATTATAATGACATTGAATCTCGCATTTGGACTCGTAATTGAACTCAGTCGTCAATTCAATATTGATGAATCCCACGCACTCAAGCATAGTATGGAAGTCTATGCTTATACGAAAAAAATTGTAAACTCGGAATTGGCGGCAAATCCGCATCTCGCAAAACAGCAGGACATCATACATTTGGCGGCGATTCTTCATGATATGTGCGACAAAAAATACACGGCGGAATTGGATGGGGTTGTCATTTTGCGTCGCAAATTGACAAACGTAGTTGATGAAACCAGTCTTGATATTATCTTCAAAATCATTACAACAATGTCGTATTCCACTGTGAAAAAGCACGGATACCCTGATTTGGGCGAATACCAATTGGCATACCATATTGTCAGAGAGGCTGATTTATTGTCGGCGTACGATATTGACCGATGTATTATGTATTCGATGTATACGCGAGGCGTCAAATATGACGAAGCCTTGTCGATTGCGGTCGAACTCTTTGATAAACGAGTGTTCCGATACATAGAGGATGGATTATTTATAACCAATTATTCCAAAAAACGGGCGCGACAATTACACAATGATGCCAAGGAAATGGTTGGTGTCATAGTCTCCGTATAGATGACAGGTTCACATATCAAAATATGTGTTGATATCAATATCGATGGGACTCGCATTAAGTTTGTTTTTTTCTTCCTCAAATGCTTGGCGCTCTTGGTCAATATCGGCTTTCATCTTGGCCAATTTGTGTTTTACTATTATCAACGTGTCTCGCTCCTCTTTCAACTTTTGGCGGTCATTGTCGATTGCCTGTTTTTCATCAGCCAATGTCTTGATTTGGTCTTCGAGACTGCGATAATGGTCAATATTTGCGACGTTTTCATCAATCAGTCGCTGGAGCTCGTCTTTCTTGGTCTGAATCATCTCATATTCGCGCTTACAAATACTCTCGAACTCGCTACAATTTTGCCTGAAATATTCGGGATGGTCGTTGTACAATTTTAACCCGCTGGCAACACAATTGTAATCATTCCTCATTTGAAACGTTTTGACGGCAAATAGTGTGTCCGACGGCATATTGTGACTATGGAACTCGCACTGTTCATTGGAGCCATTGGTCCAACTATTGATTGTTTTAATGATGATGAATGTCTTGAATACGTATATTTGGCGCCGCATTGATGTACCCGCTTCATGAACCGGATTCGCCATAAAACATTTGGTATTGCTGGTTTCCAAGATTTTGATAGCCGGTTGTAAAGTTGTTCGCAGTTGAGGGTTGCCGCCAATTTGAGTTTGTAATGAACCGACACATTGTTTACAAATGTCACCAGGTTCCGTGTCAAATAGTACCGAGTCATGGTCGAATGACCGGTTATAAAAGTTGCCGAGCTTTTCGCTCATGGTATTCTGGATAGTAGTTTTCATAATGGCTTGGAACTCGGTGATTTTTTGCTCCATAAAATGGTTGATAGCCTCTCGCCAGTCGGCCGTTTCAGATGTGAGAATCTCAGTTAAAATTGTGCTTGATGATGCTTTTGTTGCTTCTGCTGTTGCTGCTTCTGTCATTAATATCATTTGTTAACAAATGTTTATGTGTGTTAGCATATATCTTTACATATAATTATATATAAACATACAATTACAATAGTGTTCATAGTATGTTTATAAATCGTTTTGCGTTCAAAATGTACAAAGATGTAAGGAGACCATTACAACAAATTGGTAGTCTGCGATTGTTTTCTTGCCAAAATAATTGTAAACTCGATATTGAAAATATAAATGCACAAATTAAAATTATAAATGATAAACTTAGCTCAGTGTTAATACTACAAAGTTTTACTTATATAGTATCGTTTGTGAATCTCATATTGTAAATCTCATTGTTTACAAAAATAGTTATATATAATATAATGAATGATTTTGTTAAAGCTATTTTAAAAGGTGACTTTAACAACATAAAAACTAGTATGAAAACATTAGATGTTACTTTAAGTATAAATAGTACACTTAAATATGGAACTACGCCTCTTTATTTAGCATGTGAAGTAGGCAATTCAGAAATTGTTGAATATTTGCTTAATAATGGAGCAAAATCCAGTATTAATACACCAACCAAAAATGGGAATACATGTCTTATGGTTGCTGTGGCAAATAATAATATTTATTTAGTCAAGGTTCTCCTTAGGTATGGTGCTGACCCCGATGCTGCTAGACCATCCGATGGAACAATTCCAATTATGATAGCGGCGTATAATAGATATAGTAAAATAGTCAATATTCTTGTGCATAAAACTGATTTATCAATAAAAGATATTAATGGACATACAACATCAGATATTGTTAAAATGCATATTAAACAAATTGAAGAGGATATGGAACAAATTAATAATGCTGAACATGTCATTGCGGAGTTGAAAGATATTTTGAAAGACTTAGACCCAGCTGATGATTTTGTTGGAACAGTCTTTAATAGAACATTTGGTAAAACTGGTGTGGGCAAAGCTGGTGGCAAAAGTCGTATGCGTAAAAGTGGTAGAAAACGCAAAATGACAATTCGAAAAAAAGTTAAAAGAACGTCAAAAACCCGAAATCAAAAATAAAACTGGGTATAATTTATTTGACATTTTTCCGAGAATTTGTTTTTATGTGATGCTTATAATATTTTGTTGAAACGCGTAAACGCCTAGATTTGCTTTGTTGTTTCTTATTATTTTTACCTCCACGCACTTGTGAAAAACCAAGTTTATTAACACTATTAAACGTCTTCTCTAATTCTCTTACTTTAATAATTAGTTTAGGGGTTGTATTATAGTTTATTACTTGAATATTATCACTGTGACCATTAAGCATATCAACATCAATTGGTATTTCTATATAGTCCATTTCACGTTTAGTATTTTGTATAAAATAACGGTACCCACACAAATGTAACATATCGGACCTATAACCATCGGGTAAATTACCAAATACGTTTCCCATCACATATGGAAAAATATTATATTTTTTTGTATCCAAAAAACTATAACGTCGTAAATATTCAACCAATAACGGTTTTATTCGTTCTTGCTCTCGTATTATTTTTTCTCGGTTCGCGATTACTTGTTGTTGTTGATGTTGTTGTTCAGCAGTTTGATTCGCAAATTGTAAAAAATTGGAGTTCCCCGATAAATTATTCCAAGATTGGACATTTGGCTGCGGCATTATTGGGTTTCTTAACTTATCTGGAATACCAAACATTATATATGTTACTGATAAATATTTGTTTGGTCAATAAACACATGCTATTTATTCCGTCATTAATCTAGGCACACAATTAATCGTCTGGAGTTCCTGTGCCAATAACTTGAACGCATAGGGTATTTCAACATATGCGAAATCGGTCATATTGTCGCACACACTACATTTGTGTACGCTAAAGTTGAACTTGCCCAGCATTGAATTGCCGTCGTCGTTATATTGTGCTATCATACCGCATTTCTTACATACGTGTGCGCTATATTTGTCCGACACATCGTACAAGCGTTCTCGGCAGAATCGGCTGATACCATGTGCTATCATGACATCACGCTCCATTTCACCAATACGGAAACCACCGTCACGACTCCGGCCTTCGGCCGGTTGCCTCGTCAAATTGACCATTGGTCCAATTGACCTGCTGTGTTGTTTATCGTTCACCATGTGCTTCAATCTCTGATAAAATACTGGACCGATGAATATATTGGTGTGGAATTGTTCGCCAGTCAAGCCGTTGTACATCAGCTCGTTGCCATAACTTTCGTATCCCTGGTCCTGGAGTTTCTCGGCAATCGTCTTCACATCCAGTTCGCCAAAACTGGTGCCGTCGCCAAAGAGGCCGAGGTGAACAAGCACTTTGCCGAGAAGGGTTTCTTTGAGTTGTCCAATCGTCATACGAGAAGGAATTGCGTGAGGATTGATGATAATGTCGGGCTTGAGGCCATCCTTTGTATATGGCATATCGCACTCGGGAATGATGAGTCCGCAAGTGCCTTTCTGACCATGGCGACTCGAGTTTCCGGTAAATGAGCAGCGTCCATTGCGTCTTACTAGGAATACCTCAGATGGAACTCGCAAACAATATACTTTACCAACAAAATCGGTTGTGGTATTTGCCGATGTCATATAATGTTCATTGCTATTAATTACTGTGTTTAGTGTTGTATCATAACACTTGAATACAACATTTTCACCAACAATCTCTTTGGCTTGTATCAATTCATAGCTTGGCTGGTCCCTTCGTTGAACCCACATTCTATGATTCAGTGTCACCTTTTGACTAACCCCCTGTGATTCAACTTCATACATTTCACCTTCATGGTCGAAAATAAGTGTTTCAATCGGATTCACATATTCAATCCTATTTGTATGTCGATTCAATTGTGCGACTAAATCACTTGTTGATACTTCGGCGATTGGCACCCATCCACGATTCAATGTTAATACATCATGGTCATCAGTCATACAGAATTTATCGCCTATACACGGCTTTCTGAATGTGCGCATTCTCACTTTGGCACAATTGTATCCATCCCCATTTCGGCACTGAATGTTACTATCCACATAGATTTCTTCCCCACCAGTTCTAACACTCTTGCTCTGGTCTTCATATTTAATCTGTTTTGTCGGATCATTGCGGTTCTCCTTGATATTCACCACTTTCGAAATGATGATTGTATGGTCTTCAAGCAATGTGTTTTTGGGAACAAATCCGGTTGAGTCAATTTTATCGTAGTTTCCATACTTGATTCCTTTTGTCTTTGAGGGGTCCGGTTTACAACGACTCACAAGTCGCGTAATTGTCTTATCCTCATCCTTCTCAGTATGGTAAATGGTGGTCGCAAACATTCCGCGGTCAATCGAGCCTTTGTTTACCAAGACACTGTCTTCCTGGTTATAGCCGGTATATGACATAATGGCAACGTGGATGACTTGGCCCGAAGGGATTTTCACGAGGTCGAGCCAGTTCATTAGACGAGTGTCGACCAGAGGACGCGATGGGTATGAAAGCACATAAGCGGTCTTGTCATAACGTTTGTCGTAATTTGTTGCGTAAACGCCCATCGCCTGTTTTCCTTGAGCACACTGATACGTATTCCTAGGTGCCTGGTTGTGTTCAGGAAACGGAATACACGACGCAAGAACTCCGAAAATGGTGCTGGGGTGGATTTCACAATGTGTATAATTGACACGCATGTTATCTAGAACATACGACCCTTTCGACTTCAACGCAATCATCGCATAATTTTGTTCGCACGGGTCTATGTACTCAATAACCGACTCGGCCAATTTACAATTTGACAACATATCATTCCACGACAACTCGTTGTTTTCCAGCTGTTTAATGATGTCACGTGTAATTATAGCCTTGCCATCCTTCACGCGCAAGAGAGGTCGCGTCATTCGTCCAGCATCATTACAAATATAGATTTCCATATTCTTGTAGTCGAATATAATCGATGTGTATATGTTGATGATGCCGCGGTATTTCTTCTCTTTCATATCATTGTAGAGCTCCATCGGTGTCTCTGTGTTCCCAACCCAGCATCCGTTGATAAACACCTTCACTTTATCGTAGGCATCCGCAGGTTTAATCGTGTCCAGCGACCGGATAAATGGCTCAACATAAACATAGAGTGACGAACTATTGGACGATATGGTTAGATGCATCAGACTGCTGATGCTTTTAACAACACCAATCGACTGACCTTCCGGGGTTTCCGCACAACACAAGAATCCGAATGTCGTGCCGTGGAGTTTGCGGGGTTCAATCAGCTCACCCGATTTGTCAATCGGGGTATTGACTCGGCGCATATGACTCAGTGTCGCCGCGGTTGTCAGGCGATTCACCACTTGGGCAACGCCGACTTTGCTACTGCTGCTCTGCTTGATACTGAAGTCGCCGGTCGCAAGTGCGCGATTAATACCCGTCTCAATCGTAGTGGATTTTATCATCTTACAAATATTGGCTGTGTTGATGATATTCTCATAATCTTCCGCGGAACGCCACGACCCATTGTTGATTTCTTTCATTATATTCTTCTGCATTTCTTTCACCATTCGATTGTAGTAGTTGCGGAACAAATTGTTCAACAATATCCCGGTGGTGTCAATACGCTTGTTCACATATGAATCGCGGTCACTAGGTTTCACCCAGCCGAGCGCCGTTCGGATAAGCCGATTGGTCATGTATCCGAGGAAATATATTTTCTGCGGTGTCGTGCGGCAATGAGGGAACAAATCATTGCCCAGGACTTCCATCACAAAATCGCGTTTTTTCCTGGTGCCATGATCTTTGTCCATATTGATTGGCGTGAATGCGGCATAACTGGTGATATGTCTCAGTGCGTCTTCCTGTGTCATGAACTTGTTCGCCTCGATAATAGAGGCGTTCAAGAAATCCAGCATTTCCGCGGTTTCAGGTCGTGTCTCATTTAACAAGATGTATTGGCATATTTCTCGGTCGGAAATCACGCCGAGGGCGCGAAACACTATGAAAAGGTCAATTGATTCGCGAATGCGCGGAATGACCACTTTGAGAGGGAATCCATAGCCATTGTTTCGACTAATCACTTCGATTTCGATTTGTTTGGGTGAAATACACTTGTTGTCCGGCATCGACTTGATTTCCGCATACCAGCTGCATTTTGACGTGTTTTTGCCGTCGTAGCAATATACGACATTTTGGGCAGCACGTTCTTGCTGTAACACGGTTTTCTCGGACCCCTTGATGATGAAATAACCGCCGTGGTCGAAAGCGCATTCATCAATGGATGTGGGATTGATGTGCGAGTGCTGGTTCAATACGCAAATATCGGATTTCACCATAATGGGCATCTTGCCAATGCTGATTTTGGTGATTGTCTTGTTCACAATGCGCGGTTGGTCCATATTGACGGTGTCGCGAATTGTGTATTTAATGTTGATATCAATCGTCAAATTAGAGGCGTATGTGAAGTTGCGGAGTTTCGCCATCGTGGGCAACATGATTTTGGTGGAGCCATTGTTTTCATATATGTGAGGTTGGTGGATTTTCAAATTAACGAATGTGATTTCGGTTTCGAGCGCATACTGACCCAATTCAGCAATGAAGTCTTTGTCTGAACGAATCATTACTGGATTAAACATCTGGATAGTTTGCGGCAGTTGGCGGTTCACAAAATCATTGTACGACTCGATTTGGTGGCGGACCAAACACGTAGAATGACGACCTTTGAAATAGGATTCGATGATAGTGAATGGTTCTTCACTGTATGAACCAAGGTGTCCCAATACGGTTTTGGCAACGGGGTCATGTGAGTATGCGGGAGTTTTGCTGGCGTCTGTCTCGGCATCAACCATTTCTTTGAGAATTGACGCACTATCAAATATGGGTTCCTCTTCGACGTGCTTTTTTGCGCGAGATTTGCGCGGTTTTTTCACGGATTCGGTCGCATTCATCTCGGCTGCCAAGTTGTCGATTATGGATTCGGGTATAGAAGCCACAGCAGAAGCAGCCGCAGAAGAAGCCGCAGAAGCAGCTGCAGCAGCAGCGGCCTTCGTGGGTTTTTTAGTTTTAGTTTGTTTAGTAGTTGTTGACATTTTAATAGATTCGGACATGTAATTATGTTTTCAAATTATTGAGAGTTTAGTTTTCAATTTTTTCACAAAAGATTGTTTTTTTTCACAAAAGATTGTTTTTTTCACAAATGATTGTTTTACAAAAGATTGTTTTACAAAAGATTGTTTTACAAATGATTGTTTTACAAATGATTGTTTTACAAATGATTGTTTTACAAATGATTGTTTTACAAATCTATATAAAATATTTATTGTATTTCATATAATACTACAAATGACAACTAAATACAAGTTATTTACTCAATATCTTGATTACTATAAACGAAAAAACTCTCTCACTAAAAAGGATTTCAGAAACATCATCGATTATTCGAATCACGACTTTTATGGCATAACGCCTTTTGTTCCCACCACACCTTTTGTTCCACAAACATCACTCGATATTTTGGCAGATGTTGCCTCTAAGTATGAATTGTGGCAAAAAGAAAATGAAATCGAAATTGAATCGCCAGTCCAGCCCAAGACAAAGGTGTTTATTGATTCCGCCATTCATACTATTTCCGACTTGATAACTATCATTGAAAAATACCAAGTGAGTGATGCCGTTGAATATAACATTGATGTCAAAATGCTCCATCGAATTAGCGGCGAGTTGCGCGAACTGGATGCCCTGATTGGACTAAAATCGCTGAAGAAAAACGTCCTTGACCAGATTTTGTATTTTTCACAAGGTCTTGCTGGACCAGGTGAATACAAACATATGGTTATCTATGGGTCGCCAGGGACGGGCAAGACCGATATTGCCAAGATATTGGGGCGACTTTATGCGAATATGGGTATTCTTGGGACCGGCGCTGCTAGTAAATCGGGCAGTTTCCGCAAAGCCACGCGGTCAGATTTAGTCGCAGGATATTTAGGACAAACCGCCATTAAAACCAAGACATTGGTAGGCGAATCGCTTGGTGGCGCATTGTTTATCGATGAAATATACTCACTTGGCGACGATTCTTTTTCGAAGGAATGTGCCGATACATTGTGCGAATTATTGAGTGACCACAAAGACAATTTGATTGTAATTGTCGCCGGTTATCAGAATGAAGTGAATGACCGTTTTTTCAAATTAAATGCTGGATTGGAGTCGCGATTTACGTGGCGGTTTACAATTGATGATTACACTTCCGCCGAGTTGTGGAAAATGTTCAAAAATAAAATAAGCGCAATTGGTTGGACACACAATATTCAGGATGGCACCGGTGAAGATTGGTTCAAACGAAAGTATGCGGATTTTCCGGCATTTGGCAGAGATATAGAGGCATTGATATTCAAGGTTAAAATTGCGCATAGTCGTCGGGTTTACGGGAAGACCGAACAAACGGATTTGAAAACAATTCTGGTTGCCGACTTGGATGCAGGGTTTTTACAATTTAAGGAAAGTATGAAGAGTTCGACGGTTTATAGCGAAAAAAAGTTTGTATCCTCTATGTTTTTGTAATGTTTCGTATTTTTATGATAAACAAAACAGTAGTATAGAATATATTTGATGAGTCAAGGTGGTGATAAAGTCATCAAAATTAATGTCGACTTATTTAAGTTTGCTAATAATAATACGCGTAAAAATAAACCAGATATTAAAAAAGAACCGAAACCGATTAAAATGAAGTCGATTAATCGTGACAAGACTATTAAACGGGACATGCTTCGGCGGATTCGGGCGAATCAGGCGGAGCAATATGATAAGATGTTTAATTCGGATAAACGAGAGGGACCAATTATAGTATCACCTGTTAAAAAGTTTGAAACTGAATTCAATGATACGATGGATTTTATGAACAAATTGGTAGATAAACATAAACGAGAAAAAGATGTACCGAAACATAACCACACAGTTAGGTCAAACGTATCGTCAAACCTTATACCAAGCGTACAGACAAACGCATCGTCAAACGTATCGTCAAACCTTATACCAAACCTTATACCAAACGTACAGACAAACGCATCGTCAAACATTATGGCAAACGCATTGTCAAACGTATCGTCAAACCTTATACCAAACGTACAGTCAAACCTTATACCAAACGTACAGTCAAACCTTATATCAAGTGTACAGCCAAACCTTATACAAAGCGCAGCAATTCCAATGGCGTCATATGTATCAAACATGTCGTCGAACTTGTCGCCATCAAACGTAGCACAAAGCTTGTCACCACAAAGCTTGTCGACGCAAAACCCCATTGCGTCTTCAGCACACGTCATCCCACCTCAACCCACATACGGATGTTTGAAAAATGGTTCTCTACCAACATATCGCTCGGCAATGAATAAAACCGCAAAAAATATTACAACCTCTGTCAAACCTCAATCATCATCAGCGATTGAACGTATTCGCGCCAGACTCCAAGAACGCGCCAACCGCCAAATCGATGTCAAAATACCCAAAGCCAAACCCAATAAAATTATTCGCCGCACATACAATGTCGGGAAAGACAAGTTCCGACCAGTTGTCGGCGTTCTTTTGCCAAATCGCACTATCCGCAATAATGTAGCAAACAAAGCATTCAAGTTTAAACACACGCCTGTAGAAGAAATACGCAAGTTTCTTTTAAGAAATGGATTCATCAAAGTCGGCTCTACTTCGCCCAATGATGTTTTGTACAAGATGTATGAAAGCATCATGTTGATTGATGGCGAAGTCAAAAATCACAACCCCGACAATTTATTGTATAATTTTTTTAATGACAAGACGCCGTGATTTTCTTTGAGTTTTTCTTTTTCGATTACCACCAATTATATTACGACTCATTGGTTGTTGCTTGTTTGGCGATAGTGGTTGTTCTGTCATATTAATAAAACCATTTTTCTTATAGAAATCGCGTGTTCCTGGCATAGAATACAAAGTATGTCTGGTTATTTTGTGAGATTCTTCCGTAGAGGAATTAAACATGGATGTTATTATACTAATTATATTTAGCATTTGAGATGAACCTTTAATTAATGGTTTCTGACTAGAGCACAATGAATCAATGTATATAGTTTTACCATTATGTATGCGAAATGTTATTATAAAACCAGGAAACAATACATCTTCGTATTCTACTGCTCCAACCATTATTATATTTTCAGGGGAATTGATTGCTTCAGTGCTCATCATAGATTGACTATTTAAACAAAAGTTTGAACTTATTTTTATAGTAATATTTTTACCCTTTTCAATATCAGAGAATTCTTTTAGTTGTGTAATACCAAACATAATTTTAGATATATGTGTATTTGGAAATAATGTGCTGATAAAATCACCAGGATTGTTCTGTATTATTTGTAATTCATTAAAATTAAATATTGGAATACCACTAATTCTAGATTGACTTGATATAAAATTATACAATCCAATAGTATTTTCATCTGGAATGTTATTTTCGGGCTGTTTACAATATACAAATAAACCTTTGATTTCTTTGTAATGATTATTTGGCCTAATTATTTGTTCTATAACAGGTGTTTTTTGTGGTAATTTGCTAACATTTTGCCTTTTGGACTTTGTAGCCATACGTTTATATATAATTATAATTATTATTATAATTATTAAGAATGACAACAAAAAATTGAAAACGCTCATCTGTTGTTGTAGGAAATAATAATCTACAATGGAAAAAAAACTGAACTCCCGCTCCGAACAATACATTACCAAGTTCAAGGATGATATTCGCGCCAAACTAATTGCCATCAAGTTTGATGAAAAGGAAAAGGCCAACGAACTTCTTGAATATGTCTACGAATATGAACGCCTTGTATTTAGCAAAGACGATATATCCAAGCGCAAACGTATTCAAAACTCCATTCCCACGCAAAATAGGTGTAACGCAAAACGCGCCGACAACAAACAGTGTACGCGCAAACGCAAAGATGGATGCGAATTCTGCGGAACACATTCGAAAGGCGCACCCTATGGTACAGCCGATGACACAGTGGGAATATGTGTGAAAAAACTGGATGTAGTCGCGACCGATGTAAATGGGATTGTCTATTATATTGATAAATTTATGAATGTGTATAAAACCGAAGACATACTTTCGGGCAAGACAAACCCGGCCGTTATTGCTAAATGTTGCGAAGTAAATGGGTCGATAGTTATTCCGCACATCGAGTATTAAGTGGGCTTATGCTTGCCTTATTCATGCTGTGCTGATGTTGCTGGTGTTGCCGACGCTGCCGGCACTGCCGGCGCTACTATACGCCTACGAAGTGTTTCTTTCGTTATTGCCTCACGGTTTTCCTGTATATAACTATTTAGCTCCGACGCATGTCCTTCATCCCCTTCGTAGTACTTCAACAAAACGTCGGTTAAATACTTCTTGGTAATCGGTTTTTTTACTTGTTTTGTCGCATACACGAGTTTCCCCTCTTTCACATTGAACTCGTCAATTTTATTGTCTTTCATAGTAAGCATCAGTTTTTGCGATATTTTGCCAACTCGGGATTTCCTGTCGCGAATCTCTTTGTTCAAATTACGTATTTCATTGTCGATGCGAATCCATTCTTTGATTGATTCAACCAATTCGGCTTTGTTAATTGGCGGTGTCGACATTATATTTTACTGGATGATTATTTTATTCATTTATGTTTAAATGTTTATCAATAAATTAATTGATAAATATATAAGTGTTTTCGTATGTTTTTTAGCAATAACTATAGAAAATCGTCAGTTAGTTATCAGAAAACACAAATGCAAATGCAAATGAATAGCATTCCAATTCAATATAGTAATCCAGCGCGTATTCAACAGGTTTCGCCAGAACCGACTCCGCCTGTGCCACAAGTCAAGCTAAAATGGGGAAAACCAATATGGACATTTTTTCATACAATGGCCCAAAAAATGAAAGACGAATATTTTACAGTATTAATTAGCGGGTTTATGAAAATGATTGTATCCGTATGTAGTGTATTGCCATGTCCAGTTTGTTCAAAACATGCTATTGAATATATTAACTCAATAAATACCAACAATATTCGGTCCAAAAATGACCTTATTAATTTTTTCTATAATTTTCATAATGTTGTGAATAAGAAAAAGGGATACCCGATGTTCAGACGGGAAGATGTTATTAAAACATATGAGAATGCAAATACTTATGCTGTAATCCAAGAGTTTATGTTTCATTTTGAAGACAAACAACGGTCTTCAAAATTGATTGTTGACGACTTTTTGCGAAGACGGGTTACACCGGAAATCAAAACGTGGATAAATACACATATACAATATTTTAGTCCCTAGATGAATGTTGTTGAGCAATTACGTCATAGTTTTGCACTCGAATGATTTCTTGGTGGTTGAGCATTTTTCAGATGGAGTAGTTAGTTTATCTACTCCTGTAATTGACCCCCATCCAAATCCAAGTAAATATCCAAGTATGAGAGGAATACAAATTAAATACGAAGCACAATTCAAAAAATTAAAGCCCACGTCAATTAGTAAAAAAACACACAATGTAATAAACATTAAAACATTATTTTTTGCTATATGTGTCATGTATCCAACAATAAATGATATAATGTGTGTGCTTAGTGGCAAATATGAAATAAGCGAATTATTGAATGTTAACACATTACAGTATGTGGTTTGATAGTCTGATAGTTCAGTATCGGTTGGATTGTCACCCCCAATCTTTGTTCTTTGATAATCTATTATTGTTCTCTGTACAGCATCAAAGTTTGATATTCCAATTGGTAGTAATGTTGTCATCAATGCTCCAATCACTAACATAAGCCCGCTTGGATTTTGTTGTAAAACCGAATGAAGTGAAAAAAATGAAAGCAAAACAAATGGTAATATTCGATAAAACATAAAAAATAGAAGCTTGGACTCCATTATTTATTATATAATTAGGCAACAAAATAACATTTTTACAATAAATATAAAATCATTGTACTATTATTATTATCAAATGGGAATCCCTGCTTATTTTTCGTATATTGTTAAAAATTATATCAATGTTTTAAAATCGATGAGAACAATGAATCGAGAGCATTTCCACAATTTGTATATGGATTGTAATTCAATTATATATGACTCGTTTCATGAAATATATAAAACGGACCAAGAACACTCTGCGAGTTTTCCGCATATTTTGGCAATGGTTTGTTGTAAAATACAGGCATATATTGATGAGATTAATCCATCAAATACTATCTATATAGCGTTTGATGGCGAAGCCCCCGTTGCTAAGCTACGACAGCAAGCAAAACGACGGGCGCTGAAACTTTTTTTAGAGGAGAACGGGTGTGCTGAAATAACAACGGGTCTTTCGACAATTGTTATTACACCTGGTACAGAGTTTATGAACTATTTGTCTAAATATGTTGTTGAACATCGGTTTACATCACGAAAAGGGGCTAAAATTATTGTATCTACGCCGGAAAGCCCGGGCGAAGGAGAGCATAAGATTTTTCAATATATTCGTGATAATAGAGTGTCCCATCGCGATCAAACCACGATTATATATGGCTTGGATTCGGATTTGTTGATGTTGTCGATTTTTCACGTTGAATATACAAAATTGTATGTATTTCGCGAAACGCCGGAGTTCATTAAGAGTATTCATGTTGACCTGGATCCAGGAGTTGGATATTTGCTTGATATAGAACAATTGTGCGAATCGATAAATAAGGAAATAAATATGCCAATTGGTGGCAATAGTGGGGCAACGGCAACAACGCGAATTCACGATTATGCGTGTTTGTGTTTTTTACTGGGGAATGATTTTTTGCCGCATATTCCAACAATTAATATTCGTATTGATGGGATACAAATATTGATGGAGGCTTATCGGCAAACTATGCGAGTTGGTAAATTGGTTGATATTGAGAGGCGTGAAATAATTTGGGAGACGTTTGATAATGTTTTGGCATGGATTGAGGTTCGAGAGGAAGAAATATTGATTCGTCATTCAAAGCGGAAAAACAATACGAACAAATTGGCAAAAAGAGAAGAGAGATATGTATGTATGTTCGAAGTGGGATGGCGAGAGAGATACAAAAGAATGATAGGATGTGGAGATCCATATAAGAAGGGAATGAAATGGGTGCTAAAATATTACACAGGGAAGGAAGAAGGAAAATGGAAGGGAGGAATAGGGAAACTGATAAAAGAAATAAGAGAAGAAGTGTTGGAAGAAGAAGTGGAAGTGTTGGAAGAAAGAGAAAGCGTGTGGTGTGAAATGAAGAAATGGTCAAAAGAAGAAAGAAAAGGATGGAAAAAGTACATATGGGAATAAAAAGGAAACCATGGCTCCAAACCTAGACGGAGACCATGGACGAAGACCTTGGCAAAGACCTTGACTCCAAACTATGAGAGAAACCTTGGCAAAGACCTTGACTCCAAACTATGAGAGAAACCTTGACAGAAACCTTGGCAAAGACCATGGGCAAAGACCTTGACAGAAACCTTGACTCCAAACTATGACATAAACCTAGGCAAAGACCTAGGGTGTAAACCATGACACTAACATCTAGATAAATATTGATGCTGCTGTCCCCAAATCATCCTTTTGAATGTAGGGAAATAAAGGTATGGGGCCGAAGGCCCTCCCCGGTAGGAACCCCTCGTAGGAACCCCCGGTAGGAACCTCTCTTATTTAGAATAACAAAGAGTCAATTGATATAATATCGACTCTGAAACAAGAAGTAAAATATGATAACACAAATAATAATGGTTAACCACAATGATCATTATTATTTTATGAAA